ACAGCTGAACCTTGACCAATTATCACAACTCTACAAGCTGTTGTACTAGAATCTGATGCACATTGACCAATAGCTGTATTATCATTAGCTGTTGTGTTAGCTGCTAAAGCACCTCTACCAATAGCAGTGTTATTTCCACCTGTAGTATTTACTCTTAATGCTATTTCTCCTACTGCTACATTATTTGAAGCGGTGGTATTTGTAACCAAAGCACATTTTCCAATTCCAGTATTTTGTCCACCTGTAGTGTTTGCAAACATTGCATGAGTTCCAACTGCTACATTATCATCAGCTGTTTCGTTATTAAGTAAAGAATTATAACCAAGAGCAACATTACAATCGCCTGTAGTGTTATCATATAAAGATTGTCTTCCCATAGCAACATTTTGACAACCTGTTGTATTAGAAAACATTGACGTCCTTCCAACAGCTGTATTTTGACATCCTGTTGTGTTAGCATCTAAAGCTGCTCCTCCAACAGCTGTATTTTCTGCACCTGTTGTGTTAAGACCTAAAGCTGATGTACCGACTGCAACATTATTATCTGCTGTCGTATTAGCATCTAAAGAAGTTCTTCCAACTGCAACATTGTTTGTACCTGTTGTGTTACATTTTAAAGAACTATCCCCTACTGCTGTGTTGTTATTAGCAGTATTTTTAAATAAAGAACTTTTACCTACAGCGACATTACAACTACCTGTATCATTATGATACATTGCACCTTGTCCAAGTGCAGTATTATTAACTCCTGTAGAATTAGTTAATAATGAATTAGAACCTAAACTAGTGTTATCTGAACCTGTTGTGTTAGCTGTTAAAGCACCATAACCAACTGCTGTGTTATTATCTGCTGTTGTATTTGCTCTAAGTGAAATATGACCTAGTGCTGTGTTATTAGTACCTTCAGTATTTGCACATAAAGCAGAGTTACCTACTGATACATTTTCTGAACCTGTCGTGTTATCATATAAAGAACACACACCAACAGAAACATTATTTCCACCTGTCGTATTAAAAGCAAGTGCAAGATTACCAACAGCTACGTTTTTTGTTCCTGTTGTGGTAAATAAAAGTGTATCAACACCCACTCCTGTATTACACCCAGCTGTAGTGTTTCTAGTTAAAGAACCTTTTCCTATGGCTGTGTTTTTATCTCCTGTCGTGTTAGCATCTAGTGAATCTCTACCAACAGCAGTGTTGTTACCAGCTGTCGTATTTACACATAAAGCATTAGTACCTAAAGCAGTGTTCGAAGTTCCTGTTGTGTTAGCTTTTAAAGCTTCAAAACCAACTCCTGTGTTATTGTCTGCACCATTAGCATATAAAGAATTATAACCAACAGCAACACTGTTTGCAGCTGTACTGCTTAAATACATAGAACAAGCACCTAAAGCAGTATTAAAATTTGCTGTTGTATTATTTGCTAAACTATAAGCACCTAATGCTACATTACATTCTGCTGATGTTGCATCAAACATAGATTGATAACCAACTGCTGTATTTTTACATCCATTTTGTGTAGTTTTTAATGCAAAGTTACCAATTGCAGTATTTAAATTTGCTGTTGTGCCAGATGCTAATGCACAAAAACCAAATGCAGCACTATTTGAACCTGTTGTATTAGCATTTAAAGAACAAGTACCTGTTGATACGTTTTGAGTTCCTGTTGTGTTAGAACATAAAGCAAAAGCACCTACTGAAGTGTTATTATCTGCTGTTGTGTTAGAACATAAAGATTTATGACCAACAGCTGTGTTGGTGTCTCCTTCTGTATTTTTATCTAGTGAGTGCATTCCTAAAGCAACATTACAGCAACCTGTTGTATTTTTTAGCATAGAATTAACACCAACAGATGTATTATTTCCACCTGTTGTGTTAGAACACATTGCAAGCCTTCCGACTGCTACATTTGCCGTACCTGTTGTGTTAACTTTTAAAGATTGAAAACCAACTGCTGTGTTGTTATCAGCTGTTGTATTATTTGATAAAACATCTTTTCCAACAGCTACATTACAAGAACCTGTTGTGTTTAATTCCATTGATGTTCTACCTAAAGAAGTATTACATATGCCTGTTGTGTTAGTTAATAAAGCTGCTTTACCAACAGCAGTGTTATCTGAACCTGTTGTGTTAGCACATAAAGCACTTGAACCTACTGCTACGTTATTATCTGCTGTTGTGTTACATTTTAAAGATTGTCTACCAACAGCTACGTTATTTTCTCCAGATGTGTTTACTAATGCTGAACCTGAACCAACAGCAACGTTATCTGAACCTGTACTGTCTCTTAAAGAATAAGAACCAACAGCAACATTATTTGCTCCTGTTATATTTGTAGTTAATGCACATCTTCCTATTGCAACATTATCGCTTGAAGTTGTATTTGCATCTAAAGCTAAATCTCCAACAGCAGTGTTTCCATCTCCTGTCGTTATTGCTGTTCCAGCATTGTGTCCAATAACTGTATTATTATTTCCACCAGCTTGAATACTATCTAAAGCAGTATCTCCCATAGCAGTATTATCTACTCCTGTCGGATAACTACCATCTAATTTTATTGTGCCACCGTCAACTACAAAGTTTCCTGTAAGAGTTAATCCTCCACCTGGTGCAAGTGATACACCTGAAGGAATAGTAACCGTATCACCAGAAGACCCTAGTGTTAAGCTTGTACCCGATTGAGGTAATATAGTATCTACTTCTATTCTACTCATTATATAACTACCAATGTTCCTGTTATAGTTTGTGTTGCTGTTATAGTAACAGGTCCTGCTAATACTCCAGAATCAATTGTTTGATCTTCTGAAATTGTAGAGTTATGTGTTACTACATAATCTGTTGCTGTCATAGATGGAGATATAGCTCTAGCTGCAGGTAAAGTACAAAAAACTGTTTTTGTTCCCGCTGAAAGATCTACTGCATTGTCAGAATTAGAAGAAGAAATAATTGTATCTCTAGATAAAGTATCAGGACTTGCATCTGTTACAGTTCCAATACCAACTTCAAATTCAGTGGTTCCGTCATTAGAAATAGCATAGTAAGTTCGTTTACCAGTACCAATTCCTGATACAAAAGTTTCAAAACCAGTTTCTGCGCCAGCTAGTGAAATTGTTCCAGTTCCAGTAGTAGTAGATGTTTCTTTAACTCTATCATTTACTATCAACGCTGCCATTAATTTAACCTCTATTTATTATGCATCACCTAATCTAATGATCGCAGCAGAGTTCGTTGCAGCAGGAAAGGCAACTGTAAAC